GGGATAACTAAATGATTTTTTACTTTCTTTTAACAAATCATTTACATTATCTTCTAACCCACTACGAAAACCATGTTTAATTGCAACTTGATTTCTACGCATTACATATCAAACCTTATGATGATATTCATATCAACATCGTCTCTTTTTTCTAATGGATTTGCCAATTTAGCAACGGCAACTAATTCTTTATCCTTGTTGTATAAACCAATAGTTGTTATGTATGGATTAAAATATGGATTTGCAACATAAGTATCTAACAATGATGGTCCAGATTGAACATCCCGTAATATAGACGGATTTTGAGTATAGTTAAATTCATTCTTTTTAATTTTACAAACAATTTCATGTTCGTACATTGTTGTTGTACTTCTAAATTGTCCACTAAATCCATCATCTAATGTATTGTAGTCAAAGTTTCCAGTTTCTCCTAAAAATGCATTTGCATATTTTGGTCTTGGATCAGAAACTACTGCAATACCTCTTTTGTAAAAAACATTTCCAACTCTATTAGTTTGATATGCAGATCCTGTTTCATATCCATTATCATATAATCCATTTATTTGATTTGATGTTAATCCAGTTCTGTATATTCTGATTTCATCTAATGATCCAGAAAGGTATTTTGTACCAGTTCCATTGTCACCGATATAAAAATTATGACTGTTAAGAATTTTATTTGAAATTATAGCATTAGTAGATGCATTTAATGATCCATTCAACCATATTTGATAATTACTTCCTGTTTTTTGACAAACAACATGATGCCAATTATCCGGTGTTAATGCACTTGATGTAACAAATGCAGTTTCTAATTCTGAACTTTGTCTAAATCGTATTGAATTTGGCGATGATGACGATACATTTAATAAAGAAATATCAAATGGATATTGTTCAGTTGGACTTGCAATAACTGATGTCACTCCGTTCCTATCAATTCTTTCTACCGTATTTTTATTAAATATGGCATTGTAATCTGATGATAACATTGATTGTGTTGGGGGAACTTTTATCCAAAAACTAAATGCAAAATTATTTATTCTTGTAAAATTAAATTCGTGTGCATCATTTACTTGAAAATACGCACCATCTATATTTGCAGAAACACCAGTTGGTTCAAGTGTATCGCTAGTTGGTATTCCATCTTGATATGATATTTTCTTTGGATTTAGTATTCTTACATTATGTCTTCTTGGTGATGTATCTAACACATAATCTAATTTTTCATTTTTGTAATTAAACTCTCTATACTTTTCATTGAATCCAATATAAAGTGAATTATTTTCTATTGGTATAAAACTTCCAGTATCAAAAGAAGTATCTATCAAATTACCCAAACCATCATCTGTTACTGTAAACTGTTTGGATGAAGTTGAACTATAATTGGTCATTGTAAAACTTTTCTTTTTTATACCTTCACCAAATATATTCATAGGCAACACTACCATTGAGCTTGATTGCCAAAGATATGTTAAAGTAGCATCCTCTGTGATAAAAACTGGAACCTTACCGGTTTCATATTCAGTATAGTATGTGTGGTCAAGATGATACCACAAAAGTTTTGGATCCAAACTTTGAGATGTAAAAACTCTTTCATATAAAGAAGAACTTAAATTTGCAACTTTACCAAAATACTTGTGATTTTCTGCATACAATGCACGATAAACTTTCATACCAATTTTATCATAATAGTATTGGTCGTTTTGGTCTGTATTTATTTTCCAAAGTTTATTTGCCTCAAATGATCTAACTGTGTAATCACCAGCTTTTAACTTCTTCCAAGCAACACTTATTGTATTTCCGAATTGAAATGACATTAGTTTGTTCTCACTCTAACTTGAAAAATACACTCATCGTTTTTCTTTTTAAGAATTGGCTTTTCAACTTTACCCACTGCAATCAATTCTCTTTTATTATTATACAAACCAATTGTTGTTATGTATGCAAAACTATCATCAACTGGTGACTTATATCTTAATTCATTATTACTACCACTCGAATATGTTGGATTGTTTGAATATGCCATTTCATTCGGTCTAACTCTACAAAAGTAAGTTTCAACTAAATTGTATTCAGATGATCTTGCAAACCAAGAACCATAATTTGTTCTAGCATCAGTTGGTGCAGTTGAACCACTTATAGAATAAAATAGTTTTTTTATATTATCACCTTCGATTGAAGCGGTAACAGTATTAAATGAACACGATTGATCCAAAACAACTCCATCTAGTATAAGTAGACCCTTCTTCGGAAAAACTACACCCCAAGCATTAGAACTATTTTCATCATATACACCATCTAATAAAGATCCAGAGACAAGATAATAATAATCCTTTACATCTTCCATGTATGTAACTTGTTCTTTTGCATCAGAACTATCATCTATCAATGTAAATATAGTATTAGAAGCGGTATTGAAATAAAAGTTACTACCAGTATTGTATAATTGATTTGGATTTGAAACGATTGGAGAAAGTGTTATCTGAAAGTTTCCTGGATCCAATCTGTCTTTGAATGAATCTCTATCAAAATGAATTGCATAGAAATAATCACCATTTATACCATTCTTAAATTCAAATTTACCGTCTGTTTTATCGAAACATTCCAACATATATTTTCTATACATTGTTTTTGCAGGAAGAAATTGAGTGGTATATGTACCATCAGTTTGTGTATATGACGATCCCGAACCAGATATATGTGCATAAGTTATATCAAACTCGTGATGAGAGTTTATGTCATTTATATCTTTGTCATATATTGACATATAATACTTATTCTGATTTGTTAAAACAGAACCAGTAAAAAATGTTTCAAGTTTTTCATTTGTTGCACAACCAAATAAACCACGCGTTGTTTGTTTTTTTATAGCAGGAGTATAATCAGTTGCATTGTTTAGTCTTTTGAAACATAATGATGGTGTTTCTAAAACCCACCCGTCATTGATAAAAATAAATTCTGGTTTTACTGAATTTTGTGTTGTATTATTTTGTACAATAATCTTATCAATTGGTGGAAATTCTTCATCTACCAAAAAAGTAACATATTGCCGTAATATCTCTAGCAAATATCTATTTAGTTTTAATGAAGTAATCATACTCACCTTCTAAAAGAATCAACAATATCAACAAAAATTCCATCATCATAAATTTCAACTTCTGGACCATAATTTACATTAGTCTGTCCTTCTTCAAGTCGTGTGATATATTCAGAAGTTATACGGTTTTCAGTTTCAGTTAAATTATCAATACTTTCATTTATAGTAGATAATAATGATTCTGCTTCTTCAATATCACTGGCATAAAATAAACCAGTGTTTAATAAAACCCTAATATAATCCACTACATTATTATTTATCACAGTTTGTATGTCTTTTTTTAATTCTAACCCATTACTTGTGTTTAGAAAATTTCGATAATTTTCATCAAAATCGCTTGGCAGTAAATTGTCTGCATTAAAAAAATCTACATTAGGAACTGGAAAAACAATAAAATTTGATAAATGTCCTAACAACATAAAACTAGATAAATCATTTTTAAGTGCATCTATTTCTTCGGGTGTTAAAGCCATATTACCAATTTAACCTTATTTTTATTAAAACATCATTATCTGGAGTTTTTTGTATTGGTCTACTCAATTTTGCAATAGCAAGTAATTCCTGTTTATCATTATACAAACCAACTGATGTAATGTATGTAACTGGATCATTTACAAAACATTCATATTTTAATTGTCCACGTTTTTCACCACCATTGATTACATATGTTGGATTTGTACTATAATTTGCCTCTGTTGTTGGAACACGGACAAAATAATGATTTGTTGTTTTTGTTCTAACATTTCTTGCCTTAACCGGTTGTCCTAAAGCAGCTGCACCACTTATTGCAGTATGTAATTTCAAAGCATTATCACCTGCAATGTTACTACCAGTTACACTATTAAATCCTAAATCAGTATCAAACTTATCACCGTTTAATACTACAACGCCTATATTTGGATATACTCTGCCATAAGTTGTTATATTATTATTCGTCAATATACTTCCAGTTCCACTATTGTGAACACCATTTGAAAGTGAACCACTAACAATATCATAATATGAATATGGATCCTCTAAACAGAACTTACTGTCATCAATGTCACCGGAATTATCAATCAATGATAAGATTGTTGGATTCGATCCAGATATTTGTACATTACTTCCTGTATGAACATTGTTAGCAAAAGCACTGCCACTCAAACCTGCAAGATTTATTTGGAAGTTACCAGGATCAATTCTATGACTCAAACCATCTCTATAAAAGTTTATTACATAAATTCCTTTTGGCGTGGTTTCTGTTCCTAAGTCATAAAACTTAAATCTTGTTTCTGGATGTTCAAGTGCCAATAATCTATATTGTGAATATATTGCCTTTGTTGCACTATCACTAAAATCATATCCAATACTTGTAGAACCAGAACCCTCATAGTGACCATATGCAATGGCATAGTAAGGTTTTGTTGTACAACTATCACAATCTGTTATATCATAATAGTATTCCTTTGATGCAGACGGTTGTACCGAACTCGTTAGATAACAAGTTGGAGATTGAAGACCATTGAATAATCCGAATACAACATTTTTTTTCATACCAGTCAATACATCTGCACCAAATAAGAAAGGATGATGCATTCTAACAGGAGACGGATTACATTCTGGTCTTGAAGAAAACGAAGTTCCTGCAATTCTTTCAGTAGTTCTCAACCAATTATACTGAGGATTTGATGGAAAAGTTTTTGCAATTCTATATTCTTTTGCCTCAATTTGTTTTCCCATGAAGTCTGTATATGTAAATGAGTCATATACATCATCACAGGTTTCTATAATAAATTCTGTACAACCACATGGATTACTTGGATCAACTTGTGGTTCAGATTGAGCACATTCTTCACGTGATGGTTGGCAACCAACACCATTTTTATTTAATGTAATTGGTCCTAAATATGTTACAAAATCTCTATTACCATTTTGATCCAAAAATGGAGTATTTACATTTTCCCAAATATAGTATTGTCCGGATGATTGTTCAAGAATTGCTCCGGGATATGTTTTTAAGATAATATCTTGAGCATACGGTCCTCTGACAGATGGTTGGTTGAAATCACCCTTATCAAATGTTGAATCAAATGCTGGTTTTGGAACATCTCCAGGTTTTGAAAAATATGGAACTTTACCCCAACCAACACATTCTATCTCAATGTAACGTTTTTGTTGTCTTTTAATATCAATTTTATAGGTTCTTTGAGTTCCAACATGACAAGGACGGCCAGGTATTTGAACATTTTGTATATCTGTAAAGTTAAGAAATGATAGAACGGAACTACCACCCTCAAATATGTTAAATGATTGACCGGCACCTATTCTAACAGAACCATCAAAGTTGTTATGGGGAATTAAACCAACATATCGTTTATCTTGTTCTACGAAAGCATTAGTACCGTCTGATATATCTCGGTAAACCGAAGTTCCAACTGCCTTTGATGTCCAATTAAATGCACCGCCTTCGTTTGGTTGGCCCAAATTTAGTTGATTAAACGGTCTAGCACAATCATATCCAGTTGGTGTTATTCCAGGTCCCTCACAACCATCTTCTCCACCGATTACTGCCTCAACAACAGCTACAAGTGGGAAAAGTCTTTCATTTGGTGTGGATGATAAAGGATCAACATATGGATATGAAGTAGTTTCCACCTTTGGATTATCAAATACGGTTATATCCGTTATCATTCTAAATTGCGAAGTTGGAATGCCAGAATCAAACCAATCAGTTGCCGATTGATTACCATTTTTATCGCTATCGTTTCCTCTTAAAATTGCCTCAACGGAACTCATTATTCCAATGTTTGAGTATTTTAACCAAGCCGGAGCAGCATAAGCCAATCCGTTTGGTCTATTGAAATTATCAACAAAAGTTTTGTTTGCCAATGAACCCAATGTCTCACCAACTTGACCAGGAGGTGTTTGATACTGTGGATTTCGTGTATAAGTGCATAGATTAAGTAATTCAGGAGCATATGCACCAATAAGTGCCTTACCTCTATTGTCTGGATAAGCACCATAAACAGTTGTATCTATTGTTCTTGAAACAATATGATCATATACACTTACAGAAATAAATTGACGATATTGATTGCCAAATGGATATTGTTTGTTTGGATCAAATAGACATACCTGTGAATTTTGTCCATCAGGTATAACGATACTGTATCGTCTTAATTCTTCGTGATATTTTTCAAATAATATATTAGTATCATAATAGTATTTGTAATTTAATCCAGTTCCCTTTCCATTTGAACAATTTGAAAATGAATATGATAATTTACCAACATCCAATCTTGTCCAATTAACAATTATATGTCTTTCATCAGCTTTGAATATATCATTTGGATTTGTACTTGCAGCTAAACCACAATTATCAATTCTCTTTGGTACATCTACCGTACAACATCTCCATAATCTAAATTCAAGATATGGTGGATTTTTTATACTATATTGTTTATTGTTTAATGTAATTGTTCTGTTACCACCAGGATTTATTTCACGAGTTTCTATGTAAAATAAACAAAGGTTTGAATTATCCAAAGGTAATCCGGTAAAAGAAGTTGTTCCAGTTAATCCACTTGATACTGGACCAGATGGGGTTGAACTTGGCGTTGGTGCAGGTGGTGTTGGAGAAGTTGGTATTTGTTGTCTACTACCACTAGCAGTCAATCTAGTTTGTAATCTTTGCCAAAGTTTATATTCAGTTGAAGTTGTAATTGTACCAGTCGGTAACTTTGAACCAGTAACAATAGTATTGGGCTCTGCACCTAAAAATGAATTGTATTGTTCTAACCAATCAATATAGGGTGGATTACCATTTCCATTTGTATCTATTAAATATCTGTAATATACATTGAATAAAATAATAAATTCATTGTATAAATTGAGAAGAAGTGTTAATTCTGCAACAATATCATCTCTACCCAAATCCCTCCAATAATCAATATCACCTCTAACTTTATTTGCTTCACTTTGAAGAGCAGATATAGTAGAGTCTATGGTTGCTGAATTGTTTTCATTAACAGCAGTGAAACCTGCTTCTATTAGCGAGATAACAAAATCTGGAAAGTATTCGTTCATATATTGCCTTAATAATCAAGTTTTACTTTAATAACAACTTCTTTGTCAAATGTTTTTGCAACCGCCTCGTTTAATTTAGCAACAGCCAATAGTTGATAATTGTCATCGTATAATCCAACAGTAGTCAGATAAACTCTTGGATCATTATACATACCAGGCCATTTTAATTCATTTCTACTACCAGAATAAAAACTTGGATTTCCTGTATAGTTAAATTCATTGTTCAATAACCTAGCATAATAATATGTTGATGAAATAACTTCACTCGTAGCACCTTGAAATGCCAAATTCGTTGGATTATATGACATTGCACCGCTTATGGATGTCCAAAATCTAAATGTATTATTTGCTCCACCACCAAACTCACTTCCACTACCAGCAGTTGTTCTTGCGGTTGAGAATGATGCAGAAGCATCAAGTGCTTTACCATTAAGAACTATTATACCATAATCTGGATAAAACAAACCCCATGGCGTTGTATCTGCAGTGTAAATACCGTTTACTAATGAACCACTTCTAACATAGTATACTCTGCCACCCAATGTTGCAGATTCTGTTGTAGATTGACCAGAGTCATCTATCAATGATATTACTTTATTTGATGATGAAACAACGACTTGTCCTAATAATGCACTACCAGTTCCATTTATATGCATTAAATTTAATTGCCAAGTGTTAGTGTCCATTCTATCTTTGAAACGAGAACGATTTACATTTACAACATAAATATATTCCGATGTTTCATCATTTTGAAACTTAAATAGATTTTGATTCGTAAGCAATAACTGTCTATATTGAGCATATATTGCCTTTGTTGGATAGTCCAATGTATCAAAACCAAATGAACCTGTTGAAGAACCACTAGCAACAATATCACCATAAGTAATACTGAATTGGGATTCTGCACCTACAGCATTTGATTGACTATTAAAAATTTCATAATAATATCGTTTTTCATTATCAGATTGTGCGGAACTTGTAAACACAGTTGATAATTTACTTTGTTCACCAGACCACAATGGTGCCGTAACTACTTCACGTTGCGATGTTGAAATTGCATCGTTTGTAAATCTCTTAAATGATAATGAGTCCATATTTAATACTCTAGTTTTACAGTTATTGATAATTCATCATTGATGTCATGTCTTACCGGTTTACTCATTTTAGCAACAGCTAACAAATTATGGTCGTTATCATACAAACCAATTGATGTAATGTAAACCGTTGGTTTTCCAGAAACACCGGATGCCTTTGCTCGCCATTCATTGTATTTTATTAAGCCAGTTGCAGAAACACCTGTTTCTTGATCAACTGTATTTGGTGGTGCAACAAATGTTGGATTATTTGATACATAACCATATGGTTTAGGTTTTACTCTTACATAAAAATGTGATTCGTTTTTAACATCAATGGAACGAGCATTAAATCCATTTGATGTTAATGCAGCAGCTCCACTTATTGAAGTAAATAACTTAAACGAATTATCACCATTTACATTACTACCGGTTACAGAATTAAATGATGCGGAAAGGTTTAGTTTATCAGCATCTAATATCATTATACCCAGACTTGGGTAAACAATACCATACTGATGTGGTGATGATGTATTGTGAATACCATTGGATAAACTACCACTAACAATATATCTTGGAACAGAAGTTGCAATACTACTTTCATCTGGAGAATTATTACTAATGTCACCTGAATCATCTATTAGAGAAATTAGTTTTGGATTTGATCCGGATGGTACAACTTTACTGCCAGTAAAATCATTATTTGGAATACCACTACCACTCAATTCCACCAAGTTTAACTCAAAGTTACCTGGATCCAATTTATCACCAAATTTATCACGGTTAATCGAAACAACATAAAAGTGAGTTAATGGTTGTGAAGAACCGGATAATTTCAATCCACCCTCATCACCATCAAGACACATTTGTTTGAATTGATTGTATATTGATTTTGACGGTGTATCACCGGAAGTATTTTCTATATTTGCATTGTTGTATTGTGATCCAGAACCACTTACATGACCATACGCAACTGAAAAAACTTTTTCTCTGTTTTCACAACTAAGCGAAGAAGAACTCCATATTTCATAATAGTATTCTTGGGAAGCCGTTGTTTGTAGTGAACTTGTAAAAAATGTCATAAGTTCACTTGTAGTATCATCCCACATACCTCGAATAAATGGCGTTGTAATAATTTCCGCTTTGCCATTTTGTCCAGTAGTAAACTCTAATTGATTGTAGATATAACTCATGTTACTCATGTTAAATTCCTATCTTTTATTAAAAAACTTATCAAAAATTAGAATGTGTATGATACCGGTAAAACTAATCTTGAACCATACTTTTCATTAGTGATGATAATTTTTGTAGATTTTGTAGTTGGTGTTCCAGATGAAGGAACGGGTACACCCCTTACCACAAATTGCATTGATTTAGACGATCCAGTTCCAGTATCAGTAACCATAGAATATGTTATTGAATTTCCAGATCTACTCAAACCTTTCGTTGTATTTAGTCTAGACTCATCAAATAAAATATATGTTGAGTCTAAAATAGTAATAGTGTATGTTTGAACCTCATTATCCATACGGAGAGTTGATTGTTGACCAGTATATTGGTTTGTATAGATATTAACCAATTTTTCAACATCAAGTTGAAGTCCAGTATTAGTATCTGTTCCACCATCATATTGTGTACCATAGATTTGAATTGAAGTTAAATTTTCCCCAACAGTAAGATATGGTATCGCTTTTGTTCCAGCAGGAAGTGTAATCAATTTATATTTCATTGATTGTGTTTCATCGGGTACAGCTTCTGTAACTGGCATATTTTCAATCACTATGCCGAAATAATCAGAACCAAGACCATGCTGCGGATTCCATAAATCGTAATCTACTTCATCATCAGAAAGTGCAAATTGTGTAATGTTAAAAGTACCTTGACCTTTAGCAAGTAACTCTCTACCTTTTTTAGTAAGAATTGCATCTACGGTGATTGTACCACTATTGCTCAAATAACCCATGTTAATACTCCTTTATTTTTAATTAGTATATTGAAATACAATTTATTGACACCCAAAACAAATAGTGGGTAGACTTCCAATATAAATATGGTTGTAAAAATAATTTACTATAAATAATTCAATCATTTTTAATTATTGTATATTAAATTCTATATCTGTATCAAGGTTTGATGTAATAACTACTACTACTGGACCACCATCTGGTGTAACTGCTGGTACACAATCTTGATTTATTGCCTCATTATTTTTACCACGAAGTTTTGTACCAAGATAACGATGATTTCTAACACCAGTTGGTAAATTATTTGGTTTAATGTAATCCGTAGATATTTGTTCATAAGATGTTGGTTCGGCTGTATTGTAACTTGATACAGTTGCATACCTTGGATCAAATTTTTTGTAATACCCATCATATCTATGGTTTTCTATCTGTTGATAATATGCTGTTTTTCTTTCTTTAGCATTGTACCCAATAGAAATTAAATTTTCAATATCAATTTTATTAGAAATCAATGGTATAGTTGATAAAATTCCTGTTGGGGAATAAAACATTCCTGATTGAACTTTTATTTTCGATGGTTTAGCAATAACTGATGTTTGAATAGTGTTTATTTCAGGTGATATTGTCTTAAAAGTTGATTGTAATTTTGTTTTTATTGTTGGTTTATATTGTGTATCAATTTTTTTAAGTTTAGGTGCAATTTTTGCCTTTGCTCTCATTTGAACTTTTGATTTCACTTCTGTTTTAATATCTCTGTCACCTTCGATGTCATCAACAACAACATTAAAATTACTTTCAATATCATATTCACCTTCAACATTTGTAATGTTACTTCCAAAATTTTCTTCAAATCCAATCAGTAGTGTTGATTTTTTTCTTGAAATAGACACTGCGGGTTTTGGTGCCTTATCCAAAGCATTCGTATCAACAACTGTAGCATTTTTAGCACTAAAATCTCTATTAACTTTTACTTTAGATCTTTCGAGAACATTTGGTTCTACAACTACACCTAAAATTTCATTAGCTCTGATTGGAAGTGTTTGACGAATTTGATCAAATACACTAAAATCAAATTTTGAAATTAAACGAATATAAGCAGTAAAATCATTTTTATTTGGATATTTTTGCCAGTATTCTCTAGCAAATCTTTTTAAGTTTACATATTCATCTGAATTAACAGCAGAGTATTCACCAAAATAATCATCGAGTGTTGTATACCCCAATGCCTCATAAATGTCTTCATTTATTATGTGGTTTGGTGAAAATGCAACCATCAATTTATTAGTATCAATTGAAAATTTGTCAAATTTAGAAACTGCAAATGACTCATCTACTTTTATTGGTGCAAGCAGTGAAGCTGAATCAATACGTATTTTTTCAGTAAATGGTGTGTTGTTTCCTGCTGTAACAATTTCCATATTGTATGTTTCAACAAATCCTTCAAATGCACCTGAATCAAAACCGTAAAAATAAGCATTTTTTGATGAACTATAAAATGTATTTTTTGATTGGTCAGGATGTGAACTTGATAAACTTGTTGTAACTGCAACATCAAATTTTTGCCAGAATTTCCATTGTGCCTGTAAATCGTAGAATGAAGATGATGGTGTATTTCCGTTGTATGCACGAGCAGATAGAACATGATTGTCAAATGATGTTTCATTTAATTGTCTTGTCCAATACCTCAATTCAAAAATTGATCCAGAAAGTATTTTATTTGTTTGTGGATTTGATCCAGAACCAATATACAATTGACCTCTTGATGTCCAAGCACGATTGTAATTAGGTTCTGTACTTCCACTAACAACTATACTTGCCGATCTTTCTATAACAACCTTTCCATATTTTTCTGTTTTTACTATAAAATCATAAATTTGATTTGAAGATGTATCATCGTTTGTATATCTTCTTTTAATCATCAAATTTAATGGAACATCATCATAAAAATAATCATCCTGTATAGAAGCACTCTTATAGTTTGTTCCATCACCCATATAAAGTGTAAGTGAACCTTTTTCTATATCAGTACCATTCTTATTTGCAATAACAAACCAATCTACTCTGCTTCCACTTTGTTTTTGTAAAACAGTTTGAACTGGATCCAACTCGTATTCATATCTTCTATTTGGTTCCATTTTCCAACGGAATGTCAAAGTATCAGGATATTGCCAACTACCACTTTCGTTATTTACTTCTTCCCACGGAACACGGACATATCTATTTGTTGTTGGTAATGGGTAACTACCTGAAAAGTTTAGATAGTTTGTATATTTTTCCCATTGAGTTCTTGGTACTTCACCCAAATCTGCATTATCAGGTCCACCATATTCTCTAATACTCAATAGTGTTTGTGGAATGCCATAAGCAGCAAGAAGTGCCCTTATACCTCTGGCAGTTCCTTTTGTTTTATAGATGTATGGAAGATTATTAAGTATTCTACGCCAAACTTCTTTTGTTCTTTCTTCTTCGGATTTAGCAAGATATTTGTTTGTAGTTGTTTTGCCAGTCCAAATCGGTTCACCACTTCCACTAACTCCAAGAGCATATTCCCACAAATCTTTTGCTTGAGTTCCATGTGAAAGTGTCCAACCTAAATTTCTAGTTGTTTCGTAAATCAAATCTTGTGATAACCCGTCTTTTGGATTTTCTTTACGAGTTGTTTTTCTTAATAAATGATCAGTATACAGATACATTATATCAAAATGTTGTCCAATCATGTTTACAAAAGTTGTAAACTGTTCATTGTCTTTATCGTCTCGTACAAATTCTGGTATAGATTTGTCAAGTGAATTGTAATTTTTCAAATCATAATTACTTGCAGAATTTATTAAATTATCATACCAATTTTGACCTTGTTCTGATAAAGTTGAATATAAGTTATATTTACCTTCTTTTGTAGAAATATCATATGTACTGGCAGTTAAATCAAGTTCATATTTTGGATAAGGTGTGACTGTTGATGTATTCTGATATGTATAGTAGTTACTACCAGTTGTTTCGTAATACATCCACTTTTCAAAATCATCAAATCCACCTATTACTTTATCACGAAGATTTTTTACTTTAACAACATTGGCATCAACGGATCCAGTATATGTTGATAACAATACCAATTGTGTATTGTAATTTTCTATCAAACCCAATTTGTAAAAGAAGTTTGCAACCCTATCTTCTGCAGATGAATAAAAAATAAAGTTTGAAAATTCTCTAAAATCAACATTAAGTTTTGTAGAACTGCCAGAGTCAAATACATAACGATTTAATAATTCTTGTGATGTCTGAACATTTGTTGATAACAAATCATTCCAAGATTTGTAATCGGTTTCAGTTGATAACCAATAATCATAATCAACTTCAAAATTTGGACCACTAATATATGGAATTTTACCCTCACCTTCTTCTCTACGGACTGATACATTCTCAATCCAAGGTTTAAGTATTTGATTTCCAAGCCAGCATTCATAGTAAATATCAACATCAGCTGGAAGTGGTTCGTACAATTTTGCATAAAAATATGTATCATCACCATCGGTGGTAACATTGATCACATCAACTATTAAATTTTCACCAAAATTTAATACAGTAGTTGGTAAGTATGTAGTAGATGACAGGTATGTTAAAATAAAATCACTTAATCTTGCAATCGCTTCTTCATTATCTGCATATTTCAATGAAAGTTTTATTTCTCGTCTATCTGATGATATGTCTGATATAAATAATCTGTATAAATCGGTTTGTGGACCACCAATCAAATTTCTAAAAAAGTTGTATACAAATTTATATTCACCAACAGGTAACTTCAAAAATTCGTGAGCATGACGGTGGATGTCAAGTACAACATATTTTCTTTCAACTGTGGTTTGAACATTGTCTATTACAACAGTTTCATTTACAGTTTTTGTTGTAAATGGTATATCGTACAAAGAAGCACCATCAACATATGCAGTTGTTGGTAAAAATGCATGAAGTTCTAAACTCGCATCAGGATATTCAAAAAATTGAGAAGTTGGTGCATCCAAAACAGGAACAACCAATTTTCTTCTTAATGAAATTGGTGTAAATCTAGTTCCTCGAATTGGACCTTTTGCTAATAAAATATCATCTATATTTTTGTAACTAAAATTTGACACTAAATTATCCGTTGTTAAATTGGGAATATCTTATCAATAGCTTGTTTTGCAGTATCAGTATCTTCAACATCTCTTAATGCCTTTGTATTTGCCTCATTTATCTTGAATATAGATGCATTTGCATCATTTCTTGCATTATCTGACTGATCGATAGCATCAGTTGCCTTATCGTCTGCATCACGAATTGCATTTTCTTGATCGGTAAGCTGAACATTTATGTCACCAATATCACTTGCAAGTCCAGTAACTACTGCATTTGTTGTTGCAATATCCGTTTGAATGTTTGTAATTTCATCTCTTTGGTCGGCAACTGCAAGTAAAGATTCTTTAAGTTCTTGTGCAGCACGAGCAGATTCTTCTCTTTGTTTAATAACTTCTAATTCTGTTCTGAATAATGTTTCGTCTGCCTGTTGTTGTAATGAAACTTTTGCTTCTCTTTGTTTTTCTGCAGTTGTTAATGCATTTGCCCTTTCTGCACTAACAGATGAAAGTACATCATCAAAATTAGAAATTGTTTGCAATTGATCACTAATGATAGAATCTTTTCTTTCTATTTCAAACTCTAAATCAGAAATTCTATTTCTCAATCCACCTATTGTATTATCACCAGAATTTGTTAAGTTATTTATATTTCGTAAAAATTCTTTTTTAGCTAATTCACGAATTTGTTCATTTGATAAATCATCTGGTAATGCCTTTCCTGTTAATTTTTCAAATTCTCCAGGAAGAAGAGATCGGTCTTGTGCACTAGAAATTTTACTAATAACTGTTTGTTCTGCATCAATTGCATCTGGTAATGACTTAAATCTTGTATCTATTATTCTTGAAAAGTCACTACGAACATATCTACCATCAAGGATTGCGACTTCAATGGAACCATCGTTTTGAACTTCACTTTGAGGAATAAAACTTATTATCTTTCCATTTAGAGAATCTCTTTTTAACATAATTATCTCGTAACCTTAAAGTAATAACTATTATCAAAAATTTGAACAGTATCGCCACCATCTGTTTCCACTTTCAAAACTATACGATAAAATCTTTCTGGTTGAAATGAGTTCATCCATAAGTTAAAATAACTACTTGTTCCATCACAACTAATTTTAGATCCAGTATAATCAAAAGGTAGTATTATTTCATCGGTGTGTGCATCTCTCACTTCATAATACGATGAAGATGGTAAATAATAATTTACAGTATAATACGATTGTGTTGTATATGTTTTTTGTGGATATTTTGTATTAGCATGAATTTTTATTTTTGCACGTTCATCTTGTGAATAAAACTTTTTTAATTTTAAGTTTACATTCATATTCTCATCTGTTATCGGACTCAAACTTCCTGTAATAAAAACAGAATCATCCCATACAACATGAAGTCTTGGGACATAAATTGTATTACTATCTGTTCCAAAAAATTTCAAACTGTTAAGGGTATCTAATGAACTCTCAATATCATTGCTAAATTTTAATATAAATCCATCATTTTCAAATCTGCCAGAACCAGTAATCCATTTTCTTACTATTTGTGTTACATCCATGTATAAATCTGATGTTTGAAATGAAAATGATTGTGTACATTCAACATTGTCATAATCCCACCAAGTTCCACCACCTTCTTTTGAAAAATAAGAAGATGTAACATTTACGGATAAATTGCTACCAAATAATAAATCAGAATCAACCCATGATTCAGAAATCTCATCCCATTCTAAATTAGCAAGTGTTGGTGGTATATCCCATTCTGTTCCAACAGTTTTTGATGTTCTATATTTCCAAGAAACACCATCTGTTGTTATAGGATTGTTAAAAAATCTTCCAGTACCATTTGTCCATGAAGAACTCAATGGATATGAATAAACAGTATATTCTTGTGGTATTTCTTTTACATCCGCAGTTCTTAATGAAAGATAGTATTTTGCATTTGGTGAAATTTTACCAGCAGTTATTCTTTCTTCTATTTGACTAACATCAAATTTTATCAGTATTCTACTATTGTATCTTGATGATGTTCCAACCAATTCATGTGATAATTCTAATAATGAATCAAGACCAGAATTTTTTGTCTCTGTTCTCTCATAAATGGTTGCATCCTTTTCAGCATATATCGAATATATCATCCAAATGCCCTCACTTTACCAATAATATCATTATCGGGATATTTTATTTCAAAAATAGAAGGATCCAAAGATGGAAATATGATACCATCTTTTGTTGCCTGTGGTATATCGTATGCGTGTTGAGAATATCCGAGTGTTTGATCATAAAGATTTGTTATTTTTAGATCAACAACCGTTTGAACACCCTCTACTTTATCTAATTCTGTGTAAACATTACTGATTACTATTGGTTGATTTATTTGCCAACGTTTGGTATCAAAGTATTGTTTTAATCTGTTTATACATCTTAAAATTACCTGGTTACTATTTTGATCTGGAAATATGATTATGTCAAATTCTATACCAATGTTTATTATGTATGCATCACGGATATTTACAGCGTCTGTAAGTATTCTATAATGATTTAGATATGTTTTCAAATTTTCTTTTGTTGCATCATTTACAGTAGTTAAGTGTTGATCTGCATTATACCCAAGAACATAAAAGTTTAAGGCCAAATCATTTTGTACTCTTTCACTATTAAAAATCGCCTCAGATATTAACTGTGTATCTTTTGTAATATATGCCTTAGCAATAGAACCATATTTTGCAGGAAGACTATATGCACGAATGATGTAATCTTCTTTTGTGACCGCTCTGTTTTGTGAAGCAAATGATGCCAGTGCATTTTGACGAATTTCATTTATACCTTCTGCAGTTTTACCACCTGTTGCAGGTTCTGGATTTGTAACCGCAAGACTTGAAACTACTTGACTATACAATACACTATCTAGTCCACTTTCATCGAGTAATATAGTTCTATTTGTTATTCTAGTTAGAACATCACTCTGTACATTATCTTCAATACCTCTACCGGTTGTGTAGTAAATCGTTAATGTTGTATTGTGAGGTGCAAGACCGTATGTTTTTGTGTATAAAAAGTTTGATGGATCAATATCAATAGAAGTATTTGCCTCTAAACCTGTTAAAGATGAACCAACTAAATCTGGATTTGGTATTAACAATTCATCATCTAAATCAGATACACCCGCACCAAATTGTATTTCATATGAACCCAAATCAACAGTTCTTGTAGTAAATCTTCTTGCAACTTTTTTTAATTTTAACAAATATGGAGTTTCTTCTCTATACTTTGTCATTGATTTGTCATTTCTGGAAATGTTCAACACTGGATCAAATATAGTATCTTGTGCAAGAAATGGAACATGATGCCAAACATTACCATCAGAGTCAATTGCATATAAAATTTCTATCATGTCCAAATCTTGAAGAACAACCTTATCATATGGTTTTGGATCTGTAAATTCATATTGTACAGTTTTTATTGTTCCCGAAACTGCTCTTACAGATTTTTTCAACAACCAAAATAAAACTTCACCGTTACCATCTACTTCAAATGGAGTTACTTCGGTTGGATCATTTTTACTACTAAACTTAAAATCAACATAATCAACTGTTCTAAATTCAATTGTATTAAATCCACCACCGGTTGTACCAACTACCATTCCAGGTTCTATACCAAATGCATATGCATAATCTGGAACTATATTATTATTGGTATCTGTTTTTGCGGGGACTATCTGAAAAACATCAAGAACAACATTTGCTGCAATTCTATTTTTTGGTTTATACCCAAGTGATTGTGCAATGTTCAATATATTTGTTCTTTCCGTAGAATGTAATATCATTGACTCTTGTAATGTAACATCAGTATAGTATGATAAAACATCACCAACATAAGCAGCCATCTCCAAAAACATCATTCCAGGAGATGCCTCATTGAAATCTTGATATGTATTTGGAAAATAATTTTTAGTGAAATCAATGAGATTTTGTTTCAACGAAGAAAAATCTCTTGATAAATAACGAATATCTTTTTTTACCAAATCAGCCATTTGTAACTGCCTCTGTTATGTATTTATTGACGATTTAATTTCTAAATTTCCAGTATCATCTATAAATATCTGAATGGGCAAATATATGTTGGTTCCACTTATTTTTACAGAAAGTTTAACTTCAACGGAATGTTCCTTTTCAACAACTTGTTCTTGTTCACTTGGTATTATGGTTTCAAGTTCTTGTATAATAAGGTAAGGCATCCATTCTTGTATTGCAGACTCAATCTCCCCATTTAACCGATTTGTAAAATCTTCTTCACTTGTTATATTCTCGAAAAGAACTGTTTTAATATCTGTACCAAAGGTTGGCAACATATATCGTTCTCCACGAGCAGTTAATAACAAATTTTTAAGATTAGAAAGAACTTGTCTTACATTAGTAAAACTTTGGTTGATCC